ATGGGTGGCACAATAATCTCACAGAGTCCTGCTGTAAAAGCTTATAATGGTGTTGACATGTTAACCATTATAAAAACTGAAAAAGATATAAAACAACATGCTTATGAAAGGATAAAAAATGATTGATGAATTATATGAAGCAACTAAAAAGGAAGTGATGACAGAAGAAGAAGAGTATAGGAACGCGGATGTACCTATGCCCGAAAAACAAGAATTAGATAGAGATTTTATAGAACATTTAGAAAAATTTTTTAAAGGAAAAAAAATAATTGACCGAGATAGGGGTACAAATCTTGCCACTGGCATTTCCCTGGACCCAAGCGATGATGGGCAACCTAGCGACGACTCTCGGCGTTCTTCGGGAGAGAGTACTAGACGTAGTGTCTCCCAGAACGAAAATGAAAAAATATGAAACATAATAATAAATTCATATATCCAAAATGCGTTAGATCCAATATCAACGGCAAACGGGTCTATGACATCGACGCGGGTAAATTTAAATTACCATCGGTAACTACTATTCTCTCTGCCACACAATCGTCAGAGAAGCGCGAATCGTTGGCGGCGTGGAGATTACGGGAGGGCGAGGCCAATGCAGCGCGGATCGTGGCTTCTAGCGGTGCGAGAGGCACAGCAATGCATAAGATTCTAGAGAAGTATATCCTAGGAGAAGGTTACATGGACATGACAACAGTAGGTCAGGAAGCACACAATATGGCCAAAGTAGTTATTGAAAGAGGTTTATGTAATGTTACAGAATATTATGGATCGGAGACAGTATTATATTATCCAGGCCTATACGCAGGTCAAACAGATTTAATTGCCAGTCATCAAAATGAAATGGCAGTCATCGACTTCAAGCAAACAAACAAACCAAAGAAACGTGAGTGGATTGAAGACTACTGTGTACAGTTAGCAGCCTATACAATGGCGCACAACTATGTACACAAAACAAACATATCAAAAGGTGTAATAATGATGTGCAGCAAAGATAACTACTATCAAGAATTTATTATCAAAGGACTAGAGATGAAAAAATATATGCATCTGTTCTTAAAAAAGGTAGATGAATACTATGATGAATTGAAAGGAAAAGATTAATGAGAGTAAGAGATTTACAACAAATACTAGAAAAATTTACTAATGGCCAGAAAGGTACAACAATATCAGACTGTCATGTGTATATTGAGACCCAAGATGGACACCTGGAAGATTTAAGAAGAATGGAAGTACAGGAGTCTATATTAGTTAATGACCCAAATCCGGCAAGATTAGTGCTAAAACATGACAATGATAGGCTATTCGGCAAATCAATCACTTTTAACAAGACATAATGTGGCAACAATAAGGCAAAAGTGTGCCACTATAAGAGATATTCTGGAGCATTTTTTTTTTCATGTCATAGCAAAAGTTTTCGGTGGCACAGTGGCACAAGGGGTGTTTTTGGCTTATAAGCGTTGGTATAAGCGAATAATAGGTGTGCCAGAGCAGATTTTTACGGTGGCACAGGTGGCACAGTTTCAAAGTTGGTATTCGGCGCGCGAGAGGTTTTTGGTTTTTTTTAAAAACATTTTTGCCCTAAAATCTCCCTTATGTGATAAAATAAGATTATGACAGCCAAGAAATCTAAATACAGACATGCAGTAATAAACAAGAAAAGATATTACTTCTATTCTATTAGGTGGTTGGACATCACAGGTGATGCCGGGCATGCAACTCCAGAAGAGTTTGATAAGTTTGGTTGTGCTGTAATGATTACGCAAGCGTATGTGTATAAGAAAACAAATAAGTTCTTATGGACTTTTGCTTCTTACGATGAAAAAGAGGAAGTATTTTCTGATAGAAATGTATTTCCAAAAGGGTGTATAATTAAAATGGAGAAAATATATATATGAAGAGAAAAACAGCATTCACATTTAGACTTAAATGTATTTTAAAAAGATGTAGAGAAGAAGGTAAATGGGACTTGTTATCTAGACTACATTACAAATATCAAATAGTACCAGTAGGAGAAGACTATTATGACTAAAGAAAAAGGTAAAAAACACGATGGTAGATCTAGAGTGCCAAATGAAGCCTATAAAAATGGTTGGAATGAAATCTTTCTTAATAAGGTTATGAAAGAGGAAGTTAACATAGGTGATACAGGTACACAAAAATACAGAATTAAAAATGGGCCAAATAAAGGCAAAGTATTGTGAAGAATAAAACCTTGACGAAGAACATGCCATATGTAAAATGGCAGTCTATACCACCTGTGAAAGGACCAGACCCTCAAGGTATATCAACTAAACTCTCAAAAAATGATTCAAAAAATAAAAACACTATACGCAAGACTAAACGAGTTCTTTAATGCTAATTCAGGAATTGTATTGTTTGTTATGCTTGTTGTGATTTATCTTCAATACCTTCAGGGGTAACATCAATCAAATTTTTATGATCATCTAGAATTTTAGCCATCTTGGCTTCTAGTTCTTTCTCTGACATATTGTCTAGATTACCTGTCATAATAAGTTTTTGATCTACATATAATCCACCTGCTTTACCTCTAGCAACTTCAGCATTTATAGCTGCAGACCAAGCACCTTTCTTTTGTGCTTCATCTCTTAATTTTGCTAGTTCAGTAAGATGTCTTTCAACAGTAATCTGATTCTTCTCTTGTACTTCTCTTCTTAACTCACCAATGTATGTAACAACTAATGGGAAATATTTAGCATTACGCATCTCTGATGCTGCTTGTCTTGCTCTTGTTTTATACCCTGCTTGATAGGCTGCTTCGGCTGGTGATAGCCTGCCTTCATTATAAACTAGCAATTCTGCAAATTTACGTTGTTGTTCTGTAAGTCTTTTATCTTGAGTCATTTGCCTTATTTTAGTATATATTGATCAAAATGACAAACGGTAAATTCTGGTGAAACCCGAGACAAAACTTTGGCAAAAAGTAAAGAAAAACACTAGTAAAATTAAGTGGACTAGACTCGAATCTTGGGCATCTTTTGGTGTACCTGATTTGCTTGGTTATCAAGATAGCTGTGGTTTTTTTATGGTTGAGCTTAAGATTGCTAGAGCTCCAAAAATAAGCTTCAGTCCACATCAAAAACTATTTCATATGACCAGAACAAATCGTAATTTCATCCTGCTCGAAGATACCTCTTCTCGCTCCATAAAACTTTATGAGAGTAAATCGATCCACGGTCTGTTGTTAGATCACAGAGATACGCCGTGCTTGGCGCTTGACGATTGGGAACACATCCAGCGAGTGTTGATCAACACTCCGCTTGACGCTTGACGCTTGACGCTTTTAAAAAAAATCTAGTTTAGAATCATTCTAAACTGGCCGCTTTGCATTCTTAACGAATCGCGCACTGTTGTCCGCGTTCAGGTTGTCAGCTTGTAGCTTGACGCTTGACGCTTGTAGCTTTGGCCTTCCAGGTCGACGCGCTTGACGCTTGCGGATTGGGTAACCGTTCTCCACGCACCACTCATTGTGGAGCGCTTCTATTTCTTTTGAGTCTTTAATGTTTGCCATATTCTATGTTTGGTATTTCTTTATTCCAGCAGGTTCTACAGCTGCCACACTTGCCGCCCTGATCCGGGGCCGGACAAGTACGTGTTGAGCTTCCAACGGTTGACGTATGAGGCCAGAAGGTCACCGGGCCTTGGTCAATCATGTGACTGGACATTCTTATGATTAGATTGTCAGGAACCTCTTCAGGATCTATATCTTTTAAAAATTGCGCTTCGCGCGTCGGCATCCAATGCTTTACCTTCGGCGTGAGCTTACACACTTCAAAGATCTTTTGCAGGTGCTCAGGGCTTTGTATGTCCCCAGCGTCATGCCATCTAAAATACCCATGTTGAGAGACAGCCTTTGAATTAATAACCACGGCCATAGCTTTAACCCATTCAGGTCTACTGATGGAAGCCAGCCGTTTGTATTGTGATTTTTTTATTTCTGGAAATCTTGCATAGTTACCCTTAAGAGCGTAACAGCCAGCGCATACGCTGCCCGGAACCTTCACCAGCTTGGCGCCTGTTTTGCATTCCCATGCTGGAAGCCCGTAGGCGTA